GCCACTAGCCGCGCTCCAGCAGACCGGTTCCGGCGTGGTGGCGCGCCAGTTCCGGCAGACGGTAGCGGACGAAATGGTCGAGGCGTGCCTCGACCTGGCCGGCGATCTCGGCCGGCGACAGACTGCCGCCATGGATGTTGAATACCGGTGCCAGCCTGATCTGTTGCGCGCCGCCGAGCGCATGATTGGGCACCACGGTGCCGTTGCCGCGCGCCTTGATGATCTCCGGACCTTCCTCGCCGGCCAGCAGCCAGTCGCCCGAACGGAAGTCGCCGCCGGCGGCGCGCGGCAGCAGCCGGCCGTCCAGCCCGAAATCGGCCTCCCCGAACATCGGCGTGCCGACATGCAGCGGCGCCACGATGGCGCCGCCGCTGGTGAACAGCTGGAGGATCGCGCTGCGCAGCAGCGCCCGCGACAGGTCCTCGATGACGCTGAGGCCAGTCTCGCGCAGCGCTTCCCAGGCCGACTGGCCGTTACGGAGGCCGTCGAAGAACCGGTCGAAGGCGCCGGCCACGAAATTGGCCGCGTCGGCCAGGCGCTCGCGCGCCGCTTCCACCGCCCGGTTGGTCTGGTCGGCAGCCGCCCGGATGTCGGCCAGCGACTGGCGCGCCAGTGCCTTCAGGCTTTCATTGGCCCCCCTGGCCGCATCGGTCGTGCGGACGATGGCGTTCTGGATCGCGTTGCCGCGCACCAGCTCGAAGAAGTCGCCGGCATAGTCGTGGCGCGCGTCGGCGAATGCGGCGCTGATTTCGCCCGCCATGCCCGACAGGGCGCCGGCGAAGGGATTGTCGATGCCGCCGATCGAGAACCGGCCCGCCAATTTCGGTATGTTGACGCCGGGAATGCGGTTGATCTTGTCGGTCAGCCAGTCGATCGCCGCCACCGATCGCTGCACCAGCTCGTTAATGGCGCTGAGCGCCGTGTTAGCCGCGCTGACCGTGGTTTCGCCGATTGCCGCCGGCAACCCCTTCCATACTGCCTTGATCGCGCCGAAGCCGCCGACGAACAGCCCGACCAGCGAATTGATGCCGAACTTGCTGAAGTCGACGATCAGTTCCCACGCCGCCGCGAACCATGGTGCCAGCGCCTCGACGGCCGGCCTGACCACGTTCCACAGGCCGTCCCGGATGACATGGATCACGCCAAGCGCCACGTCGCCGAACGTCACCGTGACCGCGCTGGTCCTGTTGATCTCATGGCGCATGCCGGCGATGCCGGCCGCCACCAGGCCGGCAACCGCCGCCAGCGGCCCCAATCGCGCCGCAAACGCCCCGACCTGCCGGGCGCTGTCCTTGATCGCCTGGTTGAAACCGCCCTGCCCCATGTAGAGCTGGCCGATCTGCGCCACCTGGAAGCCGAGATTCTGCAGGGCATAGATGCCCATGGTCGGGGCCGTCGCCAGTGCCTGGCCGATATCGATCAGCTGGAACGACAATTGCCGACTGCGCTGCGCCAGCGCTCCGGTCGAGACCGCGTTACGACCGAGCGCCGCCGTATTGGCGTTGACGGCAGCCGTCGTCCGCATGATCTCGCCGGTCGCCTGGGCGAAGCCGGATTGCATCGCCGCGCTGGTCAGTTCCGAGGCGCGCCGGGCCCGGTCAAGGCCGCTTTCGAGCGAGGCGAAGCCGCCCCCGGTCAGGTCGCGAGCGACGATGTCGAAGGAGAGCGGAGTCATTTTCTGCGATCCATGCGCCGGAAGAATTCCCGCCAGCACGCCAGTTCGATGGCGTCGAAGGCGAGCACGTCGTCAGGCCGCATCTTCAGTTCCCATGCGATCCGGAACACCCATTGCAGGGCCGGATCGCTCATGAGTTTTTTGCCGGCTCCTCGCCCCGCCCGACGATGGCCACCGCGATGCGGTCGATGATGACCGGGTCCATCTCGTGCTGTATCTGGCGGATCAGTTCCGGCGTCGGCTCGCCGAACAGCGGCTTGCCGTCGGCGTCCTTGGCCTTCTCGGCGACCAGCTTGGCCATGCGGAAGGCGAGGTCCTCTGGCCTGGATGAGCCGCCGATCATGGCCTGGCGCTCCATCAGGTTGAGCACGCAATAGTGCACCGTGACACCCCATTCGGGAATGTCGAGCGTTGCGTTTTTGCGCTGCGCGAAATGCGCGAGCGCCCGTTGGAGAGGCTCGCCGCTCATGCCGACACCGCTTCGGTCAGCGCGCCGCGGCCCTCGACGGTTACCGACCAGCTCACCCGATCGTCCTGGTCCTGATTGTGGGAGACCTCGGAGACGGTGAAATCTCCGGTCCAGTATTTCTTTCCGGCCGCGTCGCCGGCCGGATAGAAATTGCCCGTCCCCTCGTCGCCTACCTCGACTAGGTCCTGGCCGCCATCCGCCTCGTCGTAGCGGAAATTGATCGTGCCGGTCCACCGCTTCTTGCCGGCCTTCGACGACTGCCAGGCCTCGCCCATGCCGTCGTCGCGCTCCATATTGGCGCTCATGTTGAGCGTGAAGGCGGTCACCTTGGCGATTGCCGTGGTGCCGACCTTGACGACACCGTCATTGCCGGAGATTGTTGCCATTGCCGGAGTTCCTTCTGGTTGAAAGTTGTTTCAGCGATCACGCCAGCACGCCGTTCACATCCGCGTCGTAGCGCACCCTGAAAATAACGCGGACGGTGCCGGTGACGGCGCGGCCGGACTCGTCGAGGTCACGGCTCGCCTCGACCAGGCGGATCGACTGGACGATACCGCCAAGCTTGCCGGAGCCGGCCAGCGCCGTCTGCGCCGCCAGGCGCATGGCGTCGACCCTGGCATTGGCGCCGTCGCCCGCCGCCCAGGCCGTGAATACGAGGTCGAGATCGCATTCATAGGCGCCCGACTGGAAACCGGCGACGCTCTCGTTCTCCCACTCGATCAGCCAGCGCGGCGGATCGTTCCAGGGGTGGGCGCGCTCCTTGCTGCCGCGCCCGGAGAGCTCGGCCTCCGCGTCGAGAACCGCATAGGCGGCATCGACGACGCTCGTCGTGGCCGCCTCAGGCATTCTGCACCCGTTCCAGCTGCAGCACGGTCATGCCGGTGCCGTCCGGCTGCGGGTTGCGCAGCCTGTATTCGACGCCGTCGATCGTCAGCAGCGTGCCGTCCACGGCCAGCGCCGGCAGATCGGACGACCGGCAGATAAACAGCGGATCGGATGACTGCACCCCGACGCCCTGGCCGGCAAGCGCAGGATCGTCGTCGAAAATGCCGGTCACCATCGGCCGCCCGGACAGGCCGGTGAAGATCGCCGTCACGCCGAAATCGTCGAGCGCCACGAAGATCGCCCGATCGGTGTCATTCTCGACCGGCATCTTTCGCGCCTCTCTTGCGCGCCGGCACGGCGATGCCGTCGTCATCGGCCTCGTCGAGATGGCCGGCCGCGCGCCACTCGGCCACGATGCCCTCCGGAACACCGGATGGCACTGGCCTGCCTTTCGCCACCATGCCGCCATGCCAGGCCAGCGTCCGCCGGGCGGTCAGCATCACGCCGCCGGCGCCTTGTTCTTGGCCGGCCGCATGGCCTTGGCCTTCTCCGCCTCGACCACCATGGCGGCAAGCGCCTTCGGCGGCGCCGGCTCGATGCCGAGCCGCTCGCCGACCTTGAACTCGACCGGGGCCAGCGACCGCCAGATGCCCGCCGCCGCGTCGACGCACTCGATGGCATGGCGCCGCCGACGGACCTGGTCGTCGGCGAGTTGCATGAGCGTTCCGGCGGCCAGCCGGATCGGCTTCGCGACGATTTCATATCGCTGCATGTTGATTTTCTTCCTTTTTTCCGTGGGCCGGGCCCCGGCCGGTTTTTCATGCCGGCCGGGATACGGGTCACACCATCGTGACGTAGATCGCCCGGCGCCAGTCGCCGTAACCGACACCGCGCCAGCCATCGATGCCGAACTGCCACGAGTCGGTGTCGAATTCGAACTCCGACCCTTCAGCCTTGGCCTTCATCTCGATCTCCTGCTCCGTCTGGCGGATGAACGCCTTGGTGGGCGAGTCGGTGCGAAAGATCGCAAACGAATCGGTCCAGGTGAGGCGGGCGTTCATCTGTACGTCGACGGTCATACCGGCGATCAGGTTGGGGTTGAGATTCGGCGCCAGCGCTGCGGTAGTCAGCTCCGACACTGCCGCCACGGCCGTCAGATACAGTCCGACCGGCACCATGACCAGGAACCGGCGCGCCGACTCGTTCATCGGCTCGCCCCGGTCGTCCTTGAACGCGAGCATGGCGGCGATGCCGCGCAGGATCGTCTGCTGCATCTCCTCGACGCTCGGCGCCGTCACGACACCGTGCACGGTCGCCGGCAGTTCCGAGATGTCCACGGCGATATCGTTGGACTGTGCTGTCTGGTAATCCGCGCCCGGATCGACGTGATCCGTGTCGAAGAAGAACTGGCCGTCATAGCACGTCGCCGATGGCGCGTTGATCAGCAGCTCCGACAGCAGGCTTGCCTAGTACGTCTGGCCACGGTCGGCCAGTTCCTCCATGCGCACGCGGACCTGGCCCGTCTTGTCGCGGCAGACATCCCTCTTGGCGATCTCGATCGACGCCTCGTAGTGATTGTTGATGATGGTGACACCCTGGCCGGTGAACCCCTTGGCCTGGCGGGCGCCGATCCACTGGCGCATGGCCGGAACCATGCCGATCCAGTTATAGGTTTCCGACGACTGGTCGGACCCGAACAGGTTTGAGACGCCATCGATCCACGCCATTCCGGTATCAGCCGACAGCCGCGCATAGTACATGCCGATGATGGCGCGGCTCGAAAGGAGCTGGAAATCGCTCATGGTCTTCGTTCCTTTGCTTGGGGTTTTGGCGATGGCCGCGCCAAGCAGCCGCGCCGGGAGAGAGGGCGGCGGCCGGCGATGCCGGCCGCGTTGATCACGCTTCGGCGGTCCAGATCGAGGTGACGCCGAGTGCCAGATTGCCGAGCGACGCCGAGTAGCCGTCAGCGTCGCCCAATGCGATGCGGGCGCAGTCGCCGCGCTTCTGTGTCGCCTTGGTCAGCAAGAGGTCCTTGTTGTCCACCGCCGCCAGATCGGCCGCCCGGATCGAATCGGCCGCGGCCGGATCGATCTTGATCTGCGTTGTTCCGAAGGCGTCGATCGCCACGATCAGGATGTCATGCAACCCGTCGGCGATCGCCGGCAAGGTCAGCGCATCGCCGTCACCATCGGCGGTCACGAAGAAGGCCTTGCCGCAGTCCTGCGCATCGAAGGTCTTGGTGCCGGTCAGCGTCTCGCGGATGGGCCAGTTCGCGTAGGGATCGGCCATGTTGCTGGCATCGAACTCGACCACGACAACGCCGGCCGAGACGAAGCGGTGAACGCGGCCGATGAACGATCCGCCGGTCGGATTGAAAACGAACGTATCATCGTCGGTCGCATAGACCGGCTGGCCGCGGTCAGTGATTACCGCGCCGGCGACGCTGAGCTGTACCTTGCCCTTCGTCCGCAGGTCGACGCTGATCGCCGCAGCCGCGCCGGCCGAGTTGTCGGCCTTGGCGTTGGCGAAGCCGGCAAAGCGGTCGCCGCCGACCAGCGGGCGCCCGTGTCCGGAGGCCGCGACGATGCCGACTGCGGCGCCCTCGTAGATGATGTCCGCCGCGACGACGGGGAGCTGGTACTCCTCGATCACATCCCGGCCGCCCTCGTAGTGGCGAGGCCTGTTTGCTGCGAGAGTCGTCATGTTGCCTTTGTCCTTTGTTTCAATTGATTTTCGGGGAAAGGGGCCGCCGGCCCTCTATTTGCGCGCGCCGAGTACCCTGATCTTGCCGGAGGACTCCGCCTGCCTGAAGGCGACGTAATCGTCGGCCTTGACGAACTCGGCCTGCAGGTCCGCACTCGCCTCCCATTCGGCTCTCCAGCCGTCGGGGGTGGAGGCCTTTGCCGGCGCCGCACTGCCGCCGGTCGCCGAAACGGTCGAGCTCACGCCCGTGGCCGCACGGTCCATCCTGGCCAACACGTCCTCCAGGCCGGCGTCGGTAGCCGGCGCAGCAGCAAGGCCGGCCTCCACCATCCTGATCGCGGCCTCGCCGGCCGTGGACTTGCCGTCGGCGATCGCCGCCGTAACGATCGCGTCATGGCCCTTGCCGAGCAACGCCGTCAGTCCCTTGACCCGGTCCTGCTCGGCCTTGGTGCCTTCGGCGACGCCGGCGGCCCTGGCGTCGGCGACGGCCTTGTCGTGATCGGTCTTCGCGATACCCGCGTTTTCAGCGGCGGGTGCGCCAGTCTTCTCCGTCATGGCATTTCCTTTCATTCCGGAGGTTGTGCGCCCTGCTGAAACAGGGTCGCGGGAGAATTCGGCCAGCACGGACTCAAACGTGCCGACGCGGTCGGCGAGGCCTGCACCGACGGCCTGCTGGCCGATGAAGGTGCGCGCCTGCGTCGCGCGTGCCATTTCAGCGGTAAGGCGATCACCCCGACCGAGCGCCACGGTGCGTATGAACAGGTCGTAGAAGGCCTCGACCTCAGCCTCGAGATCGGTGCGTACATTCTTTGGCAGCGGCTCGAACGGGTTGCCGTCGACCTTGTGCTCGCCGGCAAAAATCAGCGTCGGCGTGATGCCCTCCCGATCGAGCTGGCGCGAGAAATCGGCATGCAGAAGCACCACGCCGATCGATCCCGATACGCCTGTTTCCGTCGTCACGATCTCGGCCGCACCAGACGCAATTGCGTATGCGGCGCTCGCCGCCATGCCATTCACCACGGCAACCGTTCGTTTCGTGGCCGCCAGCTTCCTGACCGCTTCGGCCGTCTCGAAAGCGCCGACCGCCTCGCCGCCCGGCGAGTGGAGATCGAGGATGACCGCATGGACGGCATCATCCTCCAGCGCCTTTTTCAACTGATGCCGGATACCCTCATATGAGGTTAGGCCAGAATTCGCCCCGATCCACGCTCCGCGGTTGACGAGAGACCCGGTGATCGAGACAATGCCCACGCCTTCTCTGGTGACCTTGTAGGGCTTCCACTCCGCCCCATCCCAGTTAGATCCCTCGAAGCGGCTCATCTCCGGCGCGTTGACGCCGATCCGACCGGCCAGCGCCGACAGGATCACCTGCGCCTTGTCGCGCGTCACCAGCAGCGGCCGGTTCAGCACCCGGTCGGCGATGTGGATCAATTGGCTCATTGTTCGTCGCCCTCGTCGGTTTCCTCGCGGTCGCTGTCGTCGTTGCCGCGCGGCACCACGGCGCGCCGGCGGTCGTTCCGGCGGCCGTTCCCGCCGGAGGCCTCGGCCAGCATCGCGTTCTCGCGCTTCAGCCGCTCCGCCTTCTGCTCGAACTCACCGCCGGTGCGCTCGGTGGCGACCTGCTGGCGCGTCTTGAACCCGTTGGAAACATCGATCTCGTCGGCCTCGGCGTCCTTCTTCGGGTCGAGCGAGATGCGCACCGGCCCCGTCCAGCTCGCCTTCAGCCAGGCCTCGCGGATGAGCGGATCGTCGAAGAAGCCGGGCGCCGATAGCCGGCCGCGCAGCACCGCCTCCTCCATGAACCACTCATAGACCGGTGCCAGGAAGGCGCGCACCAGCCAGTTGCGTTCGCGCCGGAACGCGTGATAGGCCATTTCCAGCGCCGCGCGAGACGCCGAGTAGCTGGCCGTGAAGTGCTTGATCAGCAGCTCGTGCGGCAGTTCCAGCGCCACGCCGATCTGCCGCAGGAATGCCTGCACGAAGCTGTCGAATTGCGGGTTCGGCCGACCCGGATTGGCCGTCTTCACGTCCTCGCCCGGGCCGAGATCGATGATGGCGCCGTTGCCGAGTTCGATCTCTTCCTTGTTGCCGACGCCCGTTTCGGTGCTCGGCAGCGGCCCCTGATCGGTGTCGGCGCTGTTGGTGACGAATACCGTGAACATCGCGGAG